CTAACGCTGAATCTACATCATTTAAACCATTTTCTTCTTTTGTGCGCTCATACCAACTTCTTACAAAGTTTGATGCTGAGTGTCCATAAGTATCTGGAGCCATCATCATTTGATAAAGAACTTGATCGGGTGCTTCTCGTTGAGACCTAACAAATTTTCTAAGACTATTTAGGTCTGTACTTTCATTATACACTTTGCCTTTTACTTTACTGTCTTTAAAATTTTCAGTTAAATCACTCAATCTCATTACACGGGTTCCTTTGGCGGCCTTTGAAATTTATATCCAGCACTTGGATTGTCTTTTGCTGTGGGCTTTTGTAATCTAGGTTCTCTTGGGTCGTCTACGTTGTATTTTGTGTCATACTCTCTACTTGGTAGATTTCGTCTCCAATCTGGATCCTGATTTAATTGGCCCTTATAATATGTCATAATGTCTTGAAATACTTCGTCATTATCTAATGCCCAGTCAACTGCTGGGTCAAATGGATCATCTGCCAGTTTTTCTAAAGATTTATTATACTTCTGCAAGAACGGTTTTGCTAGAGCTGCAATTTCATCGTCAGTCATTGATCCAATTCCTGGATTGCCTTTTTGCATATATGTTGGTTGTCCAGTTCCTTTTCTATTGTAATAATCAATGTCTGCTTCTTTAAATGCTGTATCAGCATGTTTTTTAGCACTTGCACCATCAGGATGTTTAGGATTAATACCAACAACTTCGCCGTTTATTAGATCACTTATATTAGCAGCTTTACCAATTTTGTCAAGTAACTGATGTAATTTATCATTAGGGTCATAGTTGCCACTTTCATAACCACTCTTGCCACGTACTTCAGTACGCTTACCTGTATCGTTGTCTGTAATATGTAAAACGTACATATCCGCATCACGTTCCAGTTGTAGTTTGTAACCTTCAAGCATAATGCTATTAGTAGAGTTTGATCTATACTTTTGTATATGTTCAATAAGTTCTGCTTTTGCCTGTTCAAAACTTTCACGCTTCATTAATGGTAAACTAAACCAATGTTTAAACCACTCTTCGCTACCAGGACGTAGTTTCTTTTTACGAGCTGATTTGCCACGCTCTGTTCCAGTAACACTTATATTTTCGTTTACTGGATTATATATTTTTTCCAGTGCATCTATCGTACGCTGTGGATTTCTGTCTGTATGTTTAACTGCAATACCGCCTTGCGCTTCCCAATTTTTAATATATTTCCCATGGTCGTCAATCAATACGTTTGCATTACCGCCTGTTGTGGCATATTTTGCTTTGTTAGTAGTAAAAATTTCCTTTTCAGCACCTGGGTTATGCTTTGCTAACCAAGTCTTTTTACCTTTAATACTTGCATCTGGTTGTCCGCCAATTGGCGCACTTAAAATAGTATACTTAACATTATTCTTTTGTAACCAATTTAGTATAAGTTTAAAGCCTGGCAATACTGGTAATTCAGCAAAAAACTTTTCAATAAACGCTGGACCTTGTGATGACATATTTTTAATACTTTGTGTAGGATCATCAATGTCTCTCCAAGTAGCAGTGGGTTTACCTGTTGTTTTTTCATGCCACTTAGCCCATGCATTAAAGAAGTCTGCCTGTACACCATCCATATCCAAGTATAAATGCGGCTTGTCATTTATATCTTCTGTTAGTCCCAAGTTAAATGCTTGGTTAGGTGTAGCACCTTTAACGCCTAGTGGCTTGGGCTTGCCATTGCCGCCAAAGAACTTTTTAGCTTCTTTTTCTGTTTGGCCAGGTTTAACATCTATAGTAGTATTAACTCCTGGTACAATTTTTCCATCTTCTTTAACTGCACTTCGTACCGCTTTGTCAATAGCTGATTTAGTAGCCACATCTTTTACTGCTTTATCAATTGCAGATTTGGTACTAGTAGAAATACCACTGTCAGTATTATCAGTTGAGGGGGTAAGTTTTATTTCGCCGTTACGTATTTTATTAAGAGCGTCATCCATAGCTGCACTTGTTTTTGGTCCAAAATTACCATCAGTATCAATTTCATACCCTAATCCACGTAGCCAGTTCTGTGGCACTGTTGAATCTAAACTATTATCTTTACTTGGTGTACTATAGCCTAAGATGCCATATTTTGGTGATTTAACCCAGCCTGGCCAATCAGCAATATTGTCTTCTAGATCAAAAGATGTATGTGGTACTGTAGTCGTGGCTTTATTTCTTGTAAAGTCCATATCTTCATCTAAAAAGTCATTAATTTTCATTGTCAGTGTCCATACTTGTCATAATACATTTGTTCTAGTTCTTTTGGATTAATGCCAGCAAATGTTCTTGATATATCAAAAGCATAACTGCCAACTGATGATCTGCTGCCTTTACTCGTAACTAGTCTGTGTAATGCATCCAATGCTGCATTAATAAATTTGTCTTGTTGATCTTGTTTTATTTTTGCCATGATTTCACTACGGGATATTCCCTCTCCTAAAACACGACTACTCAATGCTACGCCAGCATCGTTAGCCATTTTCTTAAGTTTCCGTATACCCTGTGCAGTTTTAATCATTGTTTTGATTCCTACAACAGATGTTTTCGCTAGTACAGCTAATATAATCAGATCAGCTAAGATGTCTGGAGTAATATTTTCCTGTACTGTAACTTCGTCTATTCTCATCTTTTTTTCCTTCCAGCACAATGTGCTTTCTGGCTAAACCCTTTAGGGTTATCACAATCAATACTTTTTTTGTATTTCTCGCTCCACTTTTCATACATGTGTTTAACATCACGATCACTATATGGAGCATTTTCTTTATCAATGCCTTCACCAAATTCTCTTCTATAGATTGTTTGGCGTGCAAGGTCATCATATGCGTTAATTAACCCTTCAAGCATTGCATCCATTACACCGTTATTCATTAAATAATTAATCTGGCGGAAGCTACTTGGGTCACCACGTTCTGCTTTGTCTGCAAGTTCTCTTAGTTTACTTGCAATATTTTTTTGTAATCCACCTACACTATACACGCCTAAACCACGAACTTCAACCTGTTTTTCCATTGGGTTTTTAATTTTACGCTCTTCACGAACACCTGAACGTTTAGATTTCTTAGGAGCATAATTTCCCATGGTGTCAGGATCAATGTCTTTAATTTTTGGTAAGTTTACTGCTGAAGCTGGGCTAGGTTCTGGCCTATCAACTTTAGCAGGTGTTAATTCATCATCATCTTTACGCATATCTTTAATTTTTGAATACGCTGCCGTGGCAGCACCGCCTGCTGCACCTGACATACCAGGATTCTTAATTGCTCTACCAGCCATACCTGCTGCTCGCATAAGTGCAAAGAAAAGAGGATTTTCTTCAAGAGTGTCTTCTACAGCAAACTCTTGATTGCTTGTCTTAAAGTCTTTTTTACGCATAACAGTTTTTGCAATCAAGTCAAGTTCATTGTTTTTTGTGTCCCAACGCAGTGCAAAAGGCAAGTTGATGTCAGTTTGTAGATCTTTCATCACTGCCTCTGCATCTGGCCCTAGCTTTGCGATTGGTTTACCCCACTTACGATATTCTTGTTTAAACAAACGTGTTAGCTCGCCCATTGTAATTTGTTTTTTATTTCTCTGGTCGTTAACACGATCCAAGAAGTGTCTGGTAAATTCTACATCAATACCAACTTTAGCAAACAATTTGTCTGCAAAAACTTCCAGTTGATCAATATCGCTTTGTGTAAGTGGGTTACTCATTATTTTTCTTCCATTAGTGCAACTGCCGCTGCATATTCATCCTGTGTTACTACTCCTTCATTGAGTAGTTTTTGTCTATTAGCCATGTGTTCGCCTTGAACATCGTCTTTACTTTGTCCAAAGTATGCAACTGCATGTCCTTCAGTACACATCTTTTCATTAATATTTACACCATCTAGATATACTGTTCCTAGAATACGGCCAAACTTACCTTTTTCATTGTCTAGTTCAGTACGTATAACGATTTTAGATGCATCTTCAATAGCATGCTTTAAAAAGTCTTTACTTGCTAAACCAAATACTTTTTCTACTTTATCACTAGTACGGCTTTCTGGTGTGTCAATACCAGCCATACGTACTCTGGCTTCTAATAATACATCAAAGCCCAAATCCAAGATACAGTCAAATGTATCTCCGTCAATAATTTTTACAATGCTTCTTACTTGGTAAGCAAAGGGTGTTACGTCACTCATTTAATCTTCCTTTATCTCAATTACTAAATTCCCACTTCCTTTAATAAGCCTGTGGTATTTCTCTTTTGGTATATAATATACATGGTGTGGTAGCAATTCTTCAGGAAGCTGATTGTCTATTTGCAGTTCCCAACCTATACCACTTAACACTTTTACAAAACGATCATTATGATCACGATGCCAAACTAGTTCTCTGTCCTCAACTGTTGACTCAAAAACTCTTGTAAATGTGTCTCCCTCCTTATCACTATCGTCATAAGGTTTTACCACCACGTACCTCCTCCACTCAATCCTAAACTTTTAGCATATCGTGGTAATCTACAACTCCAGTAGCCTGGTTTTGTTTTGTCGTTCTTCTTTTCACAGTTATGTCTATCTGCAAAGGCTTTACGTGCTTTTGGATCACGTAATTTGACAGCAAGATTGCCACCACCACCAGCTGCACCAAATGCAACTTTTTTAACTTTGCCTGTTTTTGGATTGCGCACATAAACATAGAACTTTTTACTGCCGCCACGCTTGGGCTTGCTTAGTTCTACTTTTTTGCCTTGATATTCCGCTTCCGCAATTGCATGATTTTCTTCACTAATAATCATGTCTAGTGGAACACGGCCAATACCTTGAAGGGTTGCCCATTCTCCCAATTGTGTATCACGAAGTATTTCTTCGTCAAACCAGTGTAAGTTGTTTAATTTACCTTCCTGGTATAATTTACGAGCTTCAACAAACATGTTAAAATATTCATCGCTACCCAAGCGGTAAACACTTTCGTGCAGTGGAATGCCACGCTCCAAGTGATAGTTTACGCCCTCGTGTATTTGTTGTGCTTTCATAGAAAAACCCCTTGTTATAGATGTATTTATCTAAAAACAAGGGGTATAGGTTTAAAAGTTCTGTTGATTACTCAACGTCACCTTCGTAGTTGTCTGCATTTGTTAGTGCTGCATCATCACCAGCTTCTTCAACTGCAACAGTTGCACCAGTACCAGTGAAGTTCCATGGTTGCATTACGCCGTTATCCATAGTTACTTTACGTCCTGAAATTTTTGTTACCTGACGTGCAGTACCGTTGTCGTCAACTGTAATTGACATTTCACCTGCGGCAATTGCTGTTGCTGCTTTGTCTACAAGTGTGCATGTTTCTGTATTTGTACCGTCAGTACATACAAAACGCTTGCTGCCTTTTTGCTTTACAATCCAGCCTGGAACACTTGCTGTACCATTGTGGAATTGTACTTTGATTTCATCTCCGCCGGCTGTTGGCTCACCGAAGTATCTTTTGTTTAGTGGTCTACCCATTTGTTTTCTCCTTTGACGTTCTAAGTCTACGGGGTGGTGTCCCCATAAATCCATATTGGACAATAATATTTAGCTTGCTGAGTATGGATTAGTGCCAGTAAAAGGAGTTTTAAGATATAAGTTAGCCGCACCTTGCAATGCACGGAAATTATTATAATCAGTTGCTGCGGTGCCAGTTGTGGGATCGTATAGTCTATTAGACTCACTTACTTCTTGTAGCCAGCGTAAACACTGTTCTTGAGTATAGTGCGGTCTTGCTTCTAACAAACACGCTAGTATACCAGCAACTTGTGGAGATGCCATACTAGTTCCGCTAATTTTTGTAATATCCCAACTATTATTATCAGGGTGTGGTGCAGTGCCATTAGCCAATGCTATTGTACTACCTGTTGCAATACTACTCATAATAGGGCCGCCAGGTGCACTGATATCAACACGTGGTCCTTTTTCACTACTATTAAACAGTGGTTCTTGTCCACTTACGTAAACATAACTAATATTGCCTACACTGATAACACCTGGTTGTGCCATGGGTGTTGAACCACGATGATAATATGTAGTACCATATACACTGCTAGTCCAATAGTTATTGTAGTCTTGTCCTCCAGGAACATCACATTTATGACTACCATTCCCAGCCGCCGCTACCATGATAATACCATCATCCAAACAGTCTTGAATATCAGCATCGACACTGGCAATACGAATCGGATGTGTATAAATGCCTTCGCTCTGTTGTCCTTGAATCATACCATATTGTGACTGCATTAGCGTGTCAGTCCATGGCGTGCCTCTCCAATTACCACCAGTAATATTTTCATAATTAGCAAAATATCCCCAACTCATATTAACAATAGTTGGACGAATAGGAACACTGTCATTTTGTGGATTAGCAGTCTTTTTACTGTTGTGCCACGCTCTAAGCATGTTAAAACTTGCACTGGCACCAAATGTATTGCCTGGGTCATCTAAGATTTTTAAACTGTATATGTTGGCATTACGAGCCCAACCAAAACGTCTACCTACTGCAATACCTGCAACGTGTGTACCGTGACCATCTATATCTCTGTGATACTGTGCTGGCTGAGTATATGTTCCACTAAGTCCACTAATACTTGGCCAATCAACAGTTTGATATCGTACTGTTGTCCCGTCAGCATCACTAATAAATTCTGGGTGATCTGGTTGAATACCACTGTCTTGAATTACTACATCAATGTCTTGACCACTTAGTGTATATGGAAAATTATAAGGAACAGTTCCACTTACGCCGCCATATGGATCAGCACCACTGGTACAACTTAACAGTCCCCAGTTACCTTGGTCAGGTGCCAGTGTGCTTCCTTTTTCATAAGCTCTTGTAGTTTCATCTAAACTTGCATTGACGAGATGATAGCCGTTTTCTATTTTACTACCATAACGTACATCTACAATACGTGGGTCGTTTCGCAATTCAGCTGCCTGCTCACGTGTCATAACAAAGTCAAAGTTACGTTTACTGCCAGGCTTTTCGTCATGTAATTCATATCCAGCATCCATCATCTGGTTTACAAATTCTTCTGTATCTACACCTTTATGTAGAGTAACTACTGCTCTGTTCTGATCTTCAGTACTCATAAATTATCCTTAAACAATATTAATCAAACCGTTCATTGCACTGTGATATTGACATACATAGTACAGTGTATTTGGTGCATCCATTTGTACTGTCCATTCAATAACACCGCTTTCTGTACCACCATTTGTCAAATTGTCAGTATACAGGTTTGAGGCATTGTATGCACCACTCGATGTCTGAATATGGAAAGGATGTCCTGGGGTATTGATATTAAATTTATATGTAAATCCACGATATAGGTATAATGTTGGATTGTCGTCACCATCAGTACCAGCACCAGTATATTGGTAACGTCCTGCGTCAGGTGCTGTTACACTAAATGTTGGAACACCAGTAGCAATGTTTGACACCTGTGTGTCTACATAATTCTTAGTAGCTGCATCCTGTAAATCAACTGGATCTAATACATTTGTAATTTTACTGCTATTTGCATTAATGTCGCCAACAGCAATTAAACTGATATCACTTGCACTTTCCAGTGTAGCAAATCCAAGTCCTGTACTGTCTAAACTTGTTACTGTAAGTGTATTGTTGATTGTAACAGCATCGTTAGTGACAGCACCACGTGCAGTTACGTCACTAAGTGTGTCTGTGCTACTTCCAATATCACTAGTAAGTGCTACTGTACCGCTGGCATCTGGGAATGTAATAGTTCTGTCAGCTGTGGGGTCAGTGACATTAATAGTAGTTTCAAATGCATCGTCTGTAGCACCTTCAAACTGTATACTGTTAAGTCCTGTAATGTCTGCATCTAAACTTAGTGAAATAAAGTTAGTTGCGACTTCAGCATTAATTTGTCCAGTAGTTCCTAGGAATGTAAGTGTCTCAGTTGATGTATCAAATGTATGGGTACCAATGTTACCAGCAATACCAAATGTACCGCCACCACCAGCATCAGTATCGTTAATCCAACTACTGCCGTTATACTTTAGTACTTGTCCAGTTGTTGCTGAACTAATGCTAACATCTCCCAAGTCATTAATACTAGCATTGCTTATATTAGAACCTGTAATTGTTGCTGTTGGTGTTTCTCCATATACTATAATTGTAAATGGTGAAAAGTTACTTGGCGTACGGCCTCCACTATTATCATAAAACTCTGCCGTAAATCCAGTTGTTGATTTATTACTAATACCAACATGGTAATCATCAAATGTTTCACTGTCAGTTACAACTGTATATTGTGTATTTGCTTGCGCATTATCAAAAGTAAAATCTAATGATGAGTTTCCACTATTCCAGTTACTCCAGCTAATACCAGTAGCGGAACCGTTAGACGTAGTTTCTACATTTGCAAATGCAAATGGTGCAATAACTGTGTCAGTACCACCAGCACTTGTCTGGTCCGCAACCCAAGCATAGTCACTTCCGTTCCAGCTTAAAATTTGGTTTGCAGTTGCGCTACTTGTATTAAGATGTGTATCTACGTCACTGTCAGTATAACTTGTGCCGCTAGTAACTGTTGTGAAACTAAAATTACCTGAACCGTCTGTTGTTAATACTTGACCGTTAGTACCATCACTGATACTTAGATCTGTTAATGCACTGGGGATTGTTGGTTTATTTGTAAGACTATTGTAGTCACCATCAAATGCATTACTAGTTAATTGATATCCACTTAAATCTGGGGGAGTGTATGTAAAGTGTCCACTGGTACTGTTGTATGCTAAATTTGCAGTACCTGCTGCGGCAACAGTAACACTCAAGTCTGTAAGCTCAATACCGCCACCGCCAGCGCCGCCATCAGCTGCTGGTACCCAGTTAGTACCATCGTATTTTAGTATTTGTCCTGTAGTAGCAGGTGTTGATAAATCAACATCATTTAAATCACCAATATTAACTGGTACACTGCTATCATCAGCAAGTTTAATCCAACTACCAGCATGTGCATAGTATGCAGCGCCTTCATTATGAACGTGTGCAAACATGCCGTGATAACTACTTGCTGCTGGCAAGTCAACTAAATCTTGGTATAAAAATGTAATACGGTTGCTACCAGTTACATCCATTTTACCAGTTGCACTGTTTACTAGTGTAAGTGGGGTGTCGCCACCCAGTGCATTGTATAACTCTAAAAAGTTATCATTATTTTTATCTAATGCATCTCTTAACGGATCACCAGTGCCATCATTTGCCACTGCACCAATATTTACTAACTGTCTAGACATAGAAAAATCCCCTGTATGTCATTATTTATGCTAGATTAAGGATTGTCAACTATGGTAATAACTGCCCGGCCAATGTTAGTTGCAAGATATGATTCTTTATAAAATAAAATTTGTATTGTTTCAGGACCTTCAGTATTAGAGTCAGTTGCTATACCGCCCCCTATTACATATTCATCATTACTATTTCTACCAATAGCTCCTGAATTTTGTAATCCAAAAAAGTCTGAATTTAAAACAGCATTACCTGATAAAGTATAATAAATTTGACTGGGGAGATTGTAAACATAACTAGGTGTTAAAGTAACTGTAAAACTTGAGCCTTCATAAAAAGGATTTTCATATAACTCAGGATTAGGATCAACTGGTTGAGTTCCAGTTACAGCAACATTATATTCAACTGGAGGTCTGTCGTAAATTTTAACCTGTATTTCACCTTTAAGGTTTGCACTCGTAGTCACTGGACTATCATATAATCTCAAGTAAAAGAATTCAGGTGCTTCAGTCTGTGCATCGTTGAATATATACATTGATGCTCCTGCATATCCTATAGTTCCTACAGTAAATTCTTGCTGGCCTAATGGCTGGTAGTCAGATCCTTCATAAGCAGACCCAGAAGTTTGTGTAATCCAAACTGGTGTGCCAGGAGGTGCAAGGGTAATATCTTCTGGAGTAGCTTTTATAACTACTGCTGTTTGTTCATAAACAGAGCCTGGGCCGCCTTCATCAAAAGCGTTTTCAGGCTCAATTTCAAAAGTCCAATTAATACTCGGTCTATCTTCTAATACATGTACTGTCCTGTAAAGCTGAGTTACATTGCCGTCGCCATCTCTTTCTTCAAATATTATTTCAAATGTCTTAGGACTTTCAGAAACATAGTCAGCCACAAACCCAAAATTTATTTCAATTTCTTCACCAGCTGATACGCTGTATGGTATTCCGCTTTGGTAATTTGCAAAGGCGTAGAAGTCAGAGTTGTTTATGTTTCCGTCCATCCTAACATAAAATGTATATGTGTCATTGGTAGGTATATACCCGTTTCCTCGCACTGCATAACTTAATGATTCACCTTCATAAATTACGTCTCCGTCTCTAGATGGATTGTTTAAATCTGGTGTTATTATGATTCCTGGTGTTCTATTTGATGTGTCTTCTATTGTTATTAATGCAGTATCACCTGAATCAATCCTAAACAATAAACGTTCAGTACCTTCAGTGAGTTCATCATTTGTTACTGTTATAGTTAGTGTAGATTCCCAGATATTATCAGAATTTAATGAAAACGTCATATTACCAGTTAGTGGAACATCTACATCGTCTTGTGTTATTCCATCACCTAAAATTTCATATGAAACAGTACGTTTTGATTCTGGTAAATCTTGCCTTGCCTGTACTGTTATTGTTGTTGTTGGGCTTTCAACTTCGTCCACAGTGAAACTAGAAACTACAAAACCGTATCCGTATTCTTCTTTTGTGTCATTTAGTTTTGTGGTGTATTTTTCACTAAATGGATTAATTAAAAACTTTTTAGCCATTCCTTGGAATGATGAATCGTCGAAATAGTTTGGATCAGATGTATTATCCCTATCTTCTGTTTCAACCTGATATTTATTTACACTAGCAAACTCTAATAACCATTTTTTACACTGTGCACTAGTAGCTGTAGGATTTATTTGCAAGTATAGTGCTAATATACCAGTAACTTGCGGTGCTGCCATACTTGTGCCAGTAATACATAAATTATTGTACGCATTATTACCAAAATAACTAGCCGAAAAAGTTCTGTTTGGGTCAAGTGCAAGCATATCAGCATTGTTTGTTGCCGCCCAAATCCTAGTCCCTGGTGCTGCAATATCATTTGCTGGGCCACGTACAGAACTTCTTGTCAATACTTCTCCGAGACTAGCGCCAAAAACATTTATGCCAGTATTTGAGTAATTAGCAACAGAAATACCATCAGCTGACCATGGTGAACCAGGTCTATTATAATAAATTGGATCACCAGCTGGTATATCAATCCAGTCGCCACTAGAAGTGTAATGATTGTCATAATCAATACCTCCAGGCAGGTCATGTTTATAACCTGAATTTCCACCTGCATTGACAAATACAACACCAGCATCTATCATATCTTGACATGCTTCGTTAACTGCTATATTTGATGCTTCATGTCTAACAGAAGGACCAAATCCAAGAGATCTATAATTTGATCCATTTAGAGAAGTTGTACCTGTACTTGTTCCTCTGAATACAACGTCAGTTAAAGAATTGCTGTCTATATAACCTGGAACATACCAACCGTACCCCCAACTTGCGTTAACGATAGTTGGTCGTTTATATCCAGTATTAGGATCAATAGGTTTTTGTTCATGCCACAATCTAATTAAATTAAAGCAGTCGATTGTACCAATCCCGCCTGCTGAATCAAAACGTATACTATATATACGTGCATTTTTAGCATAACCGTGTCTTTTTCCTGCTGCAATACTTGCAACATGTGTTCCGTGATACCCTACGTCACCATAATGAGATGATGACATTGCACCACTACTACCAGTTTCTGCATACCAATCGATTTCCATAAGTCTAGTATTACCGTCAGCATCTTCCCATTCAGGGTGTCCGGTCATAACACCATTATCTTGAATTACAACGTCTACACCTGTGCCATCAAGTGCATAAGGATATTTGACACCAGTGCTAATATCATACACTCTCAACGGATCAAATATGTCAGTTTCGCCTTCTATATAGGCTAGTGGGTCTTTTCTAGAAGTACTAAACAGCCCCCAGTTTGTAAAATATCCATCTAATACACTTGTGCCATTCCTCCAAAATATATCACGCTGTTCAGCAAATATATCATATGTGTTAAATGTAAAGACTTCGACTGCCTTAACATCTTTATGACTTCTTAATAATGATGCTTCTTCTTGAGTTAGGAAAAATTCTGTTGATTTTAAACTTAATTCCATTGGGTTAGATATTGACACTGCTCTAGTAGGTATTAAGTTATCAGTGTCTGTGGTGTTATCAGTTCTAATAGTGTTTAAAAAATCTTCTACAACATCGACATTAGCTAGTGTTACTATGTATCTATTCATTATGTTTCCTATCTTAATGCAAGTCTACCCAAACACCATTTGCATATCCCTGGAATTTGTTTGTATCAGTATTATAAACTGTGTCTCCATTTAGTGCAGTTAAAGCATCACGTTGTGCAGTTGTAAAGTTAGCAACTCTAAAAGGAGTAGTATTTCCTACCGCAACACGATTTGTTGCATTTAAGTTAATATCAGTGGTACTATTAATATCTGTTAAACCAGTACCAGTAATATATAAACTATCAACTGTTAATGTATTAAACGTAACATCATCTGTAGTATCAAGTGATTGGTTATATGATGTCCCGCCACTGCCTGTTTGATCAGTTACCCATGCATAATCACTACCATCCCAACTTAGAAGTTGATTTGTTCCTGCTGTACTTGTATTAAGGTGTGTATCAACATCACTGTTAGTATAGCTAGTACCACTTGTTACAGTTGTAAATGAAAAGTTACCAGCACCGTCAGTTGTTAAAACTTGTCCGTTTGTACCATCACTAATACCTAGATCAGTTAATGCACTGGGGCCTGTATCATTGGCAGGTTCCCAAGCACTGTTTGCACTGCTCCATTTTAACACCTGTCCATTTGTCGGGGCTGTTGTTGTAGTATCTACATCAACTAAATCACCAATATTAATATTACTTAGATCACTTTTATTTGCTAACTCAACCCAATTACCTGCATGAGCAAAATAGGCAGCACCTTGTGTGTGTACATGCGCAAACATGCCGTGGTAACTGCTAGCTGCTGGTAAATCTAGTGTATCATTGAATAAAAATGTAATCTTGTTTGATCCAGTAAGATCAAGTTCACCGTTATTGATAATAGTAGTTAATGTGTCACCACCTAACGCAGTATAAACTTCAATAAAGTTATCATTTAATTTATCTAATGCTGAACGTATTGGTTCACCAGTGCCGTCATTTGCTACTGTGCCAATATTTACGAATTGTCTTGACATAAAATAATCCCCTGTATTACACTTATTTATGCTATACAGGGAGGTTTTATGCTGCTTTTAGTATACCAGTAAATGGATCTTTTTGCATATAATACTGTTGATAAAGTTGTGTACTGGCTAAGTTCTTCATTTTAGCCTCTACCATAATATCAAATTTATCCCAAAAACTCAAGGCCCACTCATTGCTTGCAGTATTCCAGCAATAGTCTGAATGTGCTCTTAGTTTTTGTTTTTTGTATGAGGATTCAAGTAGTGTGTCCATGTCTGGTCGTACACTTGATGAAGCATCCTTGATATAGTCCTCACGGCTAAGGCTGTAATGCATAGTAGGACGCACACCACGCCAACTATCGATAATAATACTAATGCGCTCGTCGTCATGTCGAATATATTCTCCTGTCTTGACCCAGTGATGATGTATGTCCATCACCAAGGGTACATCTTTACTTAGCTCTAGGCTTGCTTCGAGTCCCCAGGAGTTTTCGTCGTTTTCGATAGTGATAGTGTTTCGTGCTTCTGTAGACAATCTTGGAAGGATGTCTTGGATACCGGCTGGACCTTTTTTACCTGAGATGTGGACGTTACACTTGAAGTCTTGCCAGTTCTGACCGTAGCCCATCCACCTGATGATATCCGCATGATATTCAAACTCCTCTAATGAACGTTCGACCACATCCGGATTATCGGAAGCAAGAACGGTAAACTGACCAGGGTGCATAGACAAGCGTACATCAAGCTCACGTGCAATATCGCCAACTTTCGAGTACGCTCGCTCGAGCCGTGTTCGGAGATCTGCTTGCCTATAGAAATAAGCCCAATCACCATGAGTATAAGCAGGCAACAAATTACTGCCAATACGTACCATGCGTAATGATTCTGGTAAAGATCCAACATATCTAATTAGCCTTTCTAAATTTGCCACGTTGTCAAAAGCAATTTCATAAAGTCTTTGCTCTGCTACTTCACGTGACTGTCTGTTAAGCCATGTAATAGTTGTAGATCTTTCAGTATACTGTGACTGAATTTCTTTAAGTATTTTAGGCTTTTGTGTTTGGTCCGGGTGCATGTATTTACATGCGAACCCGATACGTTTTATGCTACTATTAAACATATTGTTGCAATAACTCTGTTGTTTGTTTTGCAGTAAAGGTATGCTTAAACTTGCTAGGGAAGTTTGCACGGATTGCTTGCTGTTGTTTACGTGTATAAGGTACAGCAATAAACGCATCTGAGCCGTATACTTGTTGTGCAAGTTGGTACTGCGATGCACTAATTTTTTGTGCAAAGTTAAAAATAGTTAAGCCGGGTTCTGTTACTAGATAGCTCATAAGTGTCTCCTTACTGTTACTATATCAGTATAGAGTAAAGCGTCTTGGTTGTCAACACTTAATTGAATAAATGTTTATACTTTGTATAAAAATCCAGTGCTTCTGTTTTTGTCATAGTTGGATATTTTTTGTATCTGTTATGCAAACTATCCCAATCTCTCATAGCTGGGTGTGTTTTTTCACCAATGCTAAGACGAGTTGCATAACGCCAGCCATCCAAGTTTTTGCTTTCTACCCAACGGTTATGCATAAACTTTGCGGCTGTTTCTTTGATATTTTCATATACATCATCTTCCATTTCAATTTCAAATGGGTGTTGCATATCTTTGTCTGGGTCATATAAGTTACTGGCTTCTATTTCAAAGTCATCACCGTATCTCATTTCCCAAGCACTTACAATAAATTCTGCTTCAGTTTTGTTTAAATGACGGGTTAAGTGTACTACGTACACATATGGAAACCCGTCATCAGCAATATCTTCATCTTCAACTTCTACTTCAAGATCCTCATCTTCATCATAAATTGGCACACCAGGCGGTGTGAATTTTAATACAGTATCAAACCATAGATCCATTTCTTGATCAGTTAAGTCTCTTGCTGTTAAAAGTCGAATATACTGTTGCATTATTTTCTCTTACGTACTATTTTAATTTCTTCTTCTGCGGCAGGCTCTTTTTTAGGAGCAGGCTTTGCAGCTGGTTTTGCTGCTGGTTTTGGCGCTGGGCTACTTACTGGCGCTGCCGCTGGAGCCTTTTTTCCAGATGAGTACGCCTGTGTTCCATAAAATGCTGCAACAATAGCTGCAACTGACACAAAGTATGTAGGTGCCATATTTCCTAATAGTGTGCCTGCTGTATCTAAATTAAAAAATACAGTTAGCACGATTGCAAATGGATATAATAACATTCCAAATAGTGCGAACCACGCCATATTGCGCTGTGCGTCTTGTCTTTTATCTTCGTTTTCTAGCATAATCATGCGTTCTGAACGTGCGATTTCTTCATCACTTACGATACCGTCTCCGTCAACATCGTACTGTGCATATAAAGAGTCCGATTGTAATTGTTTAGCCATAATAAACACTCCTTCTCACAGAGTATTTATCGAAATTATGACTTGTTGTCCAATAAATTTATATAGTAGTAATACTGTCAGTAATTGTTAAATCACCAAATGTTCCTGCAGCAATTATACTAGGAGGTTTTATACATGTGTAGCTAATGTCACATTAACAAATGCTGTCCACTTGACTGTGGCATTTGCTGCACCACTTGCTTTAACAACTACTGAATCAGTAGTGTCATTTGCTTCCATAAGTGCATACCAGCTGGTTGAACTTTCACCTAAAATTTCTTCCATTGGATCAGTTAACAATACAGTTGTACCAGCATCATTAACAACTACACCCTTGATAATATATCCTGCATTTTCATTGTTAGTCCCGCCACGGGCAACAATTTTAGCTTCAACAATACCTGCTGTATCATCTGGAATATTAATTCTTCCACTGGTAATAGTAGTACTGCCGTCAATTGTGGTGTTAGTAACATCAATTAAAGTAGTATCTGCACTCAGTGTTGTTTGTATTAATAATTCTATTTCGTTTGCATCAGTGGATGTACCAGTTAAAATGTACTGTATATTCTTTGCTTCTGGAACATATGTACTTCTGAGTGTAAATGAGTCCAGTGCATCGTTAAGGCCTGTTTCTATTTCTGTCCATGCTGATTGACTGTATATCCACATCCTTCCGCTTGTACCATGTTGCATATACAAGTCGCCGTTTCTTGGACTTGCTGGATTACCTACAGATGGTGAAACTGACCCTTGATACAACGTAGGGCCAGACTTGTGGATTTTGAAAGAAGGATAACTTGTACCCTTCAGGTTTTGTGTTACTGCCATTTTATACTCCGTTCAGTGCCACTGACACTGCCAGTCAACTTTCGTTGCTGTCGATAAGCATTTGCTTACAGATATTTATCCTTACCATTCTTTTTTGTCACCCTGTTGTTCATTGTACTCATAGCCAGCATAGTACTGTTTAATTTCTTCATCAGTCATATCGTCTTTTTCTACACGGTCAGACATACCAGTACCACCTACATAATAATGCGGGCGTATGCCACGGCCATAATAACTGTCAGCACTACCACGATCAAAAGGACCGCCATGTCTTACAATAGCTGATTTACCAAAAGTAACGTCATACACAGTGCCTTGATATTCAAAAGTTTCCATTTTATATCTCCTTACGCAAAAAGTGGCTGCATTGTTTCGTAAATTTTGTTGTAAGCATTTACTTCTGCTTCATACCATTCATAAAAGTCGCTATCGCTGTCAAAACGTGCAAGTGGTGAATCATATGACGCACAATGTTCTTCCCAAACACGGTCCATTGCTTGCATACCCTCCAGCATGTCTCCACGACCGTAATGCTTCATTGTTACAGTTGCTTCTTCGAACGTCATATCAATTTTGTTAAAAGCGGGAATACGGAACATTTTGGTCTCCTTTGTCATCTTACTCTTATAATATAAAGTAAAACGCCTTACTTGTCAACAAAAAAGTCACAAAAAGTTCAAAAAAATAGGCGCCCTAGGCGCCTATTAAAACATTAAATGTTATTGCTATTAGTCAGCAAATGTTACAACTAGTGTTGAGTCAGTAAGTGTTGGTGCAGCACCTGTACCTTGGATTGCGATGTGATCGCCGTTTGCTGTACCTTCTACTGCTGCAACTGTGAAACCTGCTTCTGCTGCTTCTGCACAAGCTACTTCTACGTTTGTGCCTGTTGCTACTACAAAAATGTGTGTTTGTCCGCCTAGGCCAGTGCCGGCACGAACTGCTTGTGATGTTGTTAAAGCCATTTTAATTCTCCTAAAATTTAAACTTGCGCTTTGCGCTTACTTTTATTTATGCTTTCTTGTCAATTTTTTACTTTTATTCTGCAACAAATGTTACGATTACATATCCTGCACCAGTACTTGCGCCTGTTACACTAGCAATCAACTGTGTTGAACTACCGTAAAGTTGCATTAGATCAACTTGGTAAATGCCAGTTGTTTCTGGATCAATCTCTTCTGCTGTTGCAATTTCACCAACTGCACCTGATCTACCCAGTGTAATAGTTGTACCTGCTGTGTATGCGCTTGTAATATTAACTTTTGCTTCTACTACTCTAACGTTTGCTGGTAGTGCTGCACCAATGTTAACATCACTTGTACCAATTGCTACACGGCGTGTACTGGTAATACCAACTTGGTTAGTTGGGTTTGTCCAAACTGGAAGACCGTTTGCAACTGTAAGTACGTCACCGTCAGTGCCAATTGCCAGTTTAGCAAGCACACCATCTGCACCAGTATTACCTGCATATAGTAAATCACCTGATGTGTATGAACTTTGTCCAGTACCACCATGACTTTCAGGTAGTGTACCAGTTACTGCGTCCGCCGCTGCTAAATCAACAGCACCATACTCTAGTACACCAGCAGCACTAACACGCAATACTTGGTTGTTTAAACCAACACTTAATTTTGTAAGTTTGTTAGTTGCATCACCAAATAGCAAGTCATATTGTGCATATGTACTTTCGCCTGTACCACCGTTTGTTTCGTCTAGTACACCACTTACGCTAACGCCAGTTTGATCAAGGTCAACTGTACCATAACCCAGTGTACCACTGCCATCAACACGTAATACTTGGTTAGCTGTACCAACAGCAAGTTCTGTTGTTGTATTACCACTATTGTCACTTAGATATAAACTCTGATCTGCATATGCACTAACATCTGCCGCCAAACCACCACGACTACGGAGCAAGGTATTTGTCGTTGCAGCTGGTTGATCTAAGCTAATTGCTGTCCATGTTGCTGTACCGCCAGCACCGTCACTAATTAGTGATTGGTATTGTGTAGTACTTGATTTAACAGCAAGGTCGTCATTGTCTAGGTGAATTGTTGTACCGTCTGTACGTACATAAATTCTATTACCGTCTTGTGCCAGACCGTCGTTAGCATAAATGCCACTTACACGGCTAAACTGTGCCCAAGTAATTGGATCTGTACCAAGTGTAGCATTACCAGTTGGATTGTTTACAACCCATCCACTGTCTTGCCATACTGTACCTTCCAATACGAATACAAATACACCGCCACCCATTTCACTACCAGCAGCATTTGCGGCTGAACCAGTGTATGTGCCTAGCGTATGTCCAGTTAATGTCCAACCAGATGGATCAGCACTGGTTGTATCGGTTAGTGTAATTGAAGAACCAGTATAGATCAATGTAACTAGACTAATTAATCCACCAGCATCTTGAAATTCAACTGTTAGTCCTGGCACGCCCATTGACTGAATCACGCCAATTGCGCCTGCGCCACTAGCAGTATAGTTAACGCCATCAGCAGTTAAATTATATTCATAAACAGTTGCCCCAGCGTATGGGTCTTGTACTGTACCACGTAGTACAATACTACCACCAGCACTTGCTGCCGCTTCACCAGCTGGCGCAGCGTTATCTGCATCTGGTGCACGACTTAGTGTACCTGCGCTGCTGTCAAATACCCAAATACCGTTACCAACTGCGTCAGCGCCAGTTGCGTCTTTAATCAGTACACGGTCACCATCTGCTAGTGTAACACCGTCAATTACACCGCCTGTTAGTGTCCAAACTTCGTTACTGTATGACAAGTTTGTCATATCATCTGTTGCTGTTCCGCTATTGACATTGCTGTCAATACTTGTTAAGCCATTTGTTGCAACCCTAACGGCTGCTTTTGGTTTTAAACCTTGTGCAACACTGTCTACATAATATTTTGTGGCAGCATCACGGTTTTCAACTGGTTCAGCTACACGAAAGTTTACATAGTCATTGTCAGCAAGGTTTCTAGCGTTAAATGCGTTATCCGCATTATCAAATTTAATTCGACCGTTTGACTTACCAAACTGAACGTCTGAATATAAACCTGATAATCCATATTGTTTTGTGAGTGCCATCTGTTGTTCCTAATCCTCTTGTTATACTTATTTATACATATGTTATCAAAACTCGTGCTTCACCTTGTGTTGCACCGTTAGCATTTAAATAAACATTAATATCTTCTTTTTGTGTTTGTGCATAAATTTCACTAGGAAAACTCTGATATTCTCCAGTGACACTTGTATCATTTTCATGTTCTGTCATATATTTGGAATTGTCATATTGGTCACCTACTGTAATAGTTGCACCATTATCAAAAGGAGTAACTATTCGTAAACTTACATTTACAATCCTGGCTAAACCACTCACTTTATAGATAACAGTGGTATTTGCGCTCAAATGGGTAATACTGCGTTCAAAACTTCTGGCATCAACTGCTGAACCAGACTGGCTCTGCATAAGAATCCATTGGCCAGCATCGTAAATATAAAATCCCCAATCACCAACCCCAATGTCATGAACATATGCAGTATCTCCGTCACTTGGATTTGCTATATTTTGTAGATCTGTCAGTGTGTCAATTACATAGCTACTGCTGATACTACCAACATCTACACTACCAGCTGGGTTGAATACCGCACGAGTATTATCAAGTTTTATATAAATTGGTTGTCCAGCAGTTCTGCTATCAATACTGTTGGGACTAAAGTTTATTAACTCACCACCGCTACTGGCATTATCTAAAAAGTATAATTCTCCTGGACCACCATCAGCCAGTTCAATATCTACAACTGGTCCTACAGTTCTTATTCTAAAATAATCATCTGTTGGGTAATTTGTTTCTTCTACGATACCAATAATACGTTTTGCATCTTGACTAATATCAGTCAAAAAGTTTGCCGGTGCATAAACACCATTACTGTTTAGGACTATGGCTTGACCAACGCTAAAATTATGTGTGGGTTGAAAAACTTGCAGAGTATCATTTTTACCACGTTGGGTAAATCTACTCATAATTTGCGTAGCAAACCCTCTGGTAAATCCGGCTGGCAATACATCTGGCAGTGGGAACAACACTGGCATCTGGTTTTTAGTTTCAAACAAAAATCCAGGACCATCTATTAGACTACCGTCTGCATACTGAGTATAGTCAGTGATGGCATTCATTTTATCTTCATCACTGGCTTTGAATTCAATTTGTCCAGTTGTCACTAAGTTTATGATTTCATCAATTACAAGAAGTCTACCATTTGAACCAGTTGTTACGTAATCACCTACTTTTATATCTCTGGCATCATATTGCATAGGAACAACACTGTTGTGGCTACTGTGTAACTGTGCATTAACATCAGCAATAAACCGCCACTGTTTAGGTTCACCAGCAGCATCATCTACACCTGACTGCCCTGGCCAGCGATCTGTAATTTCTTGAGTTCTCAAGTATAAACTTAGTAGTTTTGGAGGGGCAATATTAGTCATATTTTTAGAACACCAAATTCACATATGCGTATCCATTAGCGTCGGCACCAGCAACTGCGGCAATTACGTCAATAGTAAATGTGGTAGTTGGATTATTTCCATCTAATTGTACCTGATAGTTACCAGTTGGATATCTTAATTTAAATTTATTTGTAATATTATCACGGCCATAATAACTTACAGATTTAGGCCATGTACCAAACGGGTGTGTTACGGTAATCTGATTACCAATTCTAGTTGCAGTCATATCACTTGGAACATCCAATACATCTTCCAAACTGCCATCAGCTTCAAAAGTAATACGCATTGATCTTGTAATTGCAGTGGTATCCCAACCAACTTCACTGACACCGCCAGTGCCTGTTGTTAGTACATATATTCTATCAAGTGTAGTTGGTGGATCAAGTGGAGTAACTTCCCCGTTTCTAACAACAAGTAATCCACCCTCTGCACTGACATTAAAATTAAAGTCAACATCAAATATGATGTCAGAACCATTAATAGTAACGTTTAAGTTATTACCGCCAACAATACTGCGGAATTGTAAATCTTCACCAGTTTTGTTATCAAAGATACTTGTACCCGTACCAATACTGGATACAGTGTTTACTTCACCATAACCTCTGAAAACAATCTCGTCATCTGTTTGTGTAATAGTTAAATTTTTACTGTCTGGATGTAATGAAATTGTACGGAAATTAAGAACATTGTCTACTGTTTCTTTATAAACTTCAGCACCAGTGCCAACATTGTCACCAGTGTTTAGTAGTGATCCACTGTTGGCAATACCAATAGTAATATCATTACCGTCAGTTGTGACTGTTAAGTTGTTGCCTGCTCTGATGCTTCTTAAATTTAATGTGCCGTCTGTTCTACCGCCATAGACACTTGCACCAGTGCCTAATGAGCTCACGTCACTGAACACTGCATTTCCGCCCACACTCAACGTTCGTGCAACAAAAACACCTAGTGTAATGTCAAACTGTAATACCATATCTGCCTGCAATACAGCAGGATTGAAAGATATCATTGGTTGTGTCTGGGACGTTATTGTTGATGAACATGCAAATACTGCCATACTACAAATACCTTTATCGTTTAGTTAGTAGTATTTATACTCAGACGTTCAAAAGTATTTTGTCAATTCTGCCATGTTGTGCTTGGTCATATGCTTGTGCATTTAAATATGTACGATCTACTCTTGCACGTAAGTACATGGTGTTTAATCTAAACGTAAATGCATCAGCACCAGTGTCACCTACAATGCCTGTTGGTGAACCAGGAAGTTGTGGATACTGTTTGTAAGTACTGCCACTAGTCAGATAAATTGGAAACCAATCATCGTCCTGTGGATCACTTACTAGTGTACCTTCAATATATAATCTTCCTACAAAATCACTGAAGTTTACACTCACAGTGTGTAGGCCGTCAGTATTACCATAGTAAGCGTCTGCACGGATTTTGTCTCCAGTGTAGTTTAAACTGTCTTGATGTGTTAACATTGTATAACTGACGGTGCTCATTTTTATTCCTTAATAATCTCTACAAGTGTACCTTCACCTGCTAATTCTTGAATTACAGCTTCAAGCTGAACTAGTGTATCCTGATCAATAATTTCATGATCTTCGTCACTATCCCTTAGCAGTTTACTGGCTTTAACCACAAACATTGTTTCTGCAATTTTTGCCATAGTAGTCTCCTATAAAATAACTATAGTTATTTATCTGAATCTATTTCGTCCTGAGTTACTACTTCTAGCTCTTCCAGTGTCTTGTAGGGAGTCATGAGTTTAATTTGTAAATAATCAGTTTCATCTTTAAGATAAATTGTTACTCTATGCCAATCATAAAGCCGCCGCCAACCACTGGTTAATTGTCTAGATATGTAACTTGCATATCGAGTCCTGCTGGTAGTGCCAGTAATATTGGCAGCAATCCTAAAATTATCACTCAGCCTATAACTATCTTCGTCCAGTGTTTTTAATATATCATATATGTGTTCAGCACCACCATCTACAATTTCAGTACTGCCAGGCCATATTATTTTATAACGATATTTTTTATAAAATAAATTATCTCTAACCAAAATTTTACAATTGTTTTTCATTGTGTCACGCTGTACTTCGTTTGCAGGGCCGTGTACATCAATCAAAAACAATCTAAATCTTTTAATTAGCTTGATTGCAATATCAGTATCGTTTAAGTAGACGTGAAATTTACTTTCACGCCTAAGTCTATAATCAATTTTATTACTATCCAAAAACTGTGTAATCTTTTTATGAACATTGCGAAGTTTGTTCATATCCTCACGGCGGTCTTCATTATTGGTTATAGAATAACCACCACCATGTCTAAATCCAAATAATGTCCATAACTGAATGTTATCAAATCCTAATCGCAATGAATAAGTTTTGAAAAATAGTTTTTCTGTATAAACATACGTGCACACATCACTGCATGCTTTTCTAACATCAGATATAGTTGATTTGGATTTGGTCATTTTGAATATCAATCTCAATTCTATTGTGTGTTGAATCACTAAACAACAGTTTACGTGCCAGTGGCTTTTTAATATTCTCATTAATTTCACGAGCCATTGGTCTTGCACCCATTGTCTCATTAAATCCACGATCGCTTAACCAATTGGTAACTGCTGGTGTCCATGTAAGATCAATTTCACGATCTTTAACCATGTACTTTAGTTCAGTCATAAACTTGTCAGTAACTTGATTAATGTGCCCACGGTCAAGTTTATTAAACTTAACAATAGCATCTAAACGGTTACGGAATTCAGGACTAAAGAAACTTTTAACTGCTTTGTCTTGTGCACCGTCATGTTTTCCGCCACCAAAGCCAATAACATTCTTTTCACTGTCTGCCGCACCTAAGTTACTGGTCAAGATAACAACTGCGTTACGTGCACTTACACTTTTACCATCACTACTGGTAACCATACCGTTGTCCATTACTTGTAACATAACGTTCAATACATCAGGGTGTGCCTTTTCAACTTCATCCAATAGCAATACACAATTTGGTGTTTTTTCCAATTCGTTAATCAATTGTCCACTACCAGTTTTACCATCACCATGTCCTACATAGCCTGGAGGTGCGCCAATCAACTTAGCAACTGTATGACGTTCTTGATACTCACTCATATCAAAGCGTACCAAGTTCATGTTTAACAACTCACTAATTGCTTTTGCTGTTTCAGTTTTACCAACACCTGTTGGTCCAGTAAACAAATATGTACCTACTGGCTTGTCTTTAGATTTAAGTCCTGCTTTACTGATGTATACAGCGTCTGCCAATAAGTCAATTGCTTGGTCCTGTCCAAACACACGCTCACGTAGTTTTTCTTCAATGTTAATCATTTGTGTTTCACGGCGCTTAACATTAACAACTGTGTCCAGTGGAATACGTGCCATTTTACTGATCTCATATTTGATAAGTTCATCAGTAATAGTAATAATACGCTCTTCTGGTTTACGTGTACGTTGACGTGCAAACGCACTATCAATAACATCAAATGCCTTGTCTGGCAGTTTCTTGTCATGCAAGTATTGTACACTTAAATCAACTGCGGCATTGATTGCTTCTGGTGTAATTTGCATCTCATGGTAAATTTCATAAGCACTTACACTCTGCTTGACAATTTCTTTTGCTTCACTTGGTGTTGGTTCAGGAACATCAATCTTATAAAAACGGCGAGCTAGTGCACGGTCTTTCTCAAACTTTTCACGATATTCTTCATATGTTGTACTACCAATACAGCGTAGTCGACCTTTTTGCAGTGCTGGCTTTAACAAGTTAGCAACATCCATTGCGCCTTGTCCAGCATTACCTGCACCCATAATCATATGGATTTCATCAATAAACAGGATAGCATCATCACGTTTATCCAGTACATCCAGGATCTCTTTCATACGCTCTTCAAAATCACCACGGTACTTTGTGCCTGCCAATAGTGCACCAATATCCAAACTATAAACTGTATGTGATGCAATAGTGTCAGGTACATCTTCATGTACAATACGGTATGCCAGACCTTCTGCAATAGCAGTTTTACCTACACCAGCATCGCCTACTAGTACAACATTGTTCTTTTTACGGCGGGCAAGTGTTTGTACTAATTGATCTACTTCTTGCTCTCTGCCAATTAACTTGTCTAGTTTGTGCTTTTTTGCTTCTTGATTTAAATTAACTGTGTATTTTCGCAGAACTTGGTCGCCAGTATTGCTACCTTGTTTTGCCATTTGTTCGTATTCTTTTTCCAATGCGCTTAAATATTCTAAAATAATTTCTCTAGTTACACCATTCATTTCGCAGATAAACACTGCTTGGCTATTCTTTTCTGCTAGTACACTCAACAACAAGTCAATTGGATTAAGTGTCTGTCTGCCATGAAATAATGCCTGTGTAATTGCACGATTAAAAACTCGTTCCAGTGTAGTAGTCTTTCTTGGACGTAAACCGTCCTCGTCTACTTTAATACTGTCAAGCTCAGTTGCAACATATGCGTGAGCATGGTCAAGAATATCAATAGGGTTGCCATCAATCTCTTTTACTAATTCAATAATATCATCATCTTCAAATAACACACATAAAATGTGCTCTAGGGTAACATATTCATGAGCATGCATCTCAGCAATTTTAAATGCTTTAGATACCATTAACTCAATGTGTTCATTTGCCATTAAATTTTTCCTCTTATAGGTCTTTTATTTTTGTATCAGGATCCGTGCTAGCAGGAATACTCACATTGATCTGTATAATAAGATCGCCTGTTTTACGTGTTCCATATATTGGGAAGCCAGCTTCTGGGATTCTTAACTTTGTTCCTGGCTGTGTACCTGGTTTTATTTTAACACTATATTTCTTTTTGTCAATACCTGACACTTCAATAGTATTACCAAGTATTGCATCTTTTACGAATATAGTTTCTTTAACTAAACAGTTGTTGTCTATGCGTGTGTATATAGGGTGCTTTTGCTCTAAAACAGTAACATATAAGTCGCCTGGAGGAAGTTGTTGATTTGTATCATCACCACATCTACTAAACTTAATTTTACTTCCGTTTGGTACCCCTGCAGGTATCTGAATATTCACTGTTTTTGTTTTGCTTCTGCTAATGTGTATTGTTATGTCTTTATTTACACCAGAAAGTAATTCTTCTAGCGAAATATTATACGTAATTGTAATATCCTTGTTCTTAGGTTGTCTAAAATTAAAATTGAATTGATTATCAAACTGACTGAATATATCATTCATATTCATATCATTGAATGGATTACCGCCTGACTGTTGTGGCTGCTCAAAACTTTGTCTACTATCCTTGTCTTTTATCTGATCATATGCAGCATTTACTTGCTTAAACTTATCCTGATCACCGCCGCGGTCTGGATGGTGTTGTTTAGCTAATTTACGATATGCTTGCTTAATTTCTTCGTCACTGGAGTTACGATTAACACCCAGGACACGATAAGGATCAGTCATTTAAACTATTATTATGCTCGTTAATTACACGTTCAGATTGTTTATAGTAGTTTTCATATGCAACAATCATAGCCTGTTGTTGCTGTACAAGTGCACGGATGTCACTAAAGTTTAAACCAAGATCACCATATCCATCGCCAGTGAGTGCATACAGTGCAAATGCCTGACCCCTGGAATCAAGCTCTGCCATTACTTCATCTACATTGTCACTGTTGATAACAATCCACTCAACCTTGCGCATGTTAAGTTCATCAACAGGAGGTAGTGTTAAATTTGGCTTATTGATTGGCTTTGCACTAATCTCAATCGGTGCTATCTGGGGTTGCGAGCAAGCCGCGAGCCCTATAATCATCGTAAAGCCAAGGACACTCTTTGTTAAAAGCCTCGCCATTTTCAGCGTTCCTTTCTTTGTCATTTAGTTCCGCTCCACTTAGTAGTTCAAAACATCTACCAGCATTTTCAGTTCCACGATTGACTGCACGTTCTATTGCATCTGGATTTGCAATAGCAGCCGCAGTTAAATCTAAACGTTCTAGTTTATCAGCCAGTAACTGATTTTGTCTTCTTATACTTGTATATGCAGCATTAAGACTGTCTAGCTCTTGTGTTTGTGCCGCATAGCTGGCTTGTAAACTTTCAAGAGCAGCTTCATTTGTCTCAACTGCTGTCTCCAGTTTAGCATTATTTTCAGTTAATGTCATTATTTTTTTCTGACTATCTTGATAATACCAATAGGCACCATACCCTGCTCCGCCAAGCAGACCTAAAATAATCAAAAATGCATAGACTCTAATCATTACTTGTGCCTATAAACAATACGGCCCTTGGACAAATCATATGGAGACATTTCTACGTCAACAGTATCACCTAAAAGTATATTGATATTAAACTTTCTGATCTTACCACTGATTAATCCAATAATATTGTGACCGTTCTCCAGTTCTATTTTAAATGTTGCATTAGGCAAGCACTCTATTACTTTGCCTGCAAACGTAAAAGTTTCTTCTTTAGCCATTAATACTTAACCAAAAATTCCATTCTTTCTTTAATCTGGTCTTCTGGTTGGCGATTGAATCTTTTTCTGTAATCTTCCGGTGTACTCATAATAAATTTATTGAAGTTATCTTTATTGAAAACTTGATCGCCTTCCATTTTATAACCTGTAAATTTCCATTCACCTTTGTCACTAGTAATACGATTGATGCTGTTTAGCATATCTCTAATTTTTTTGTATAAGTCTTTATCTCTGCTAAATTCTATAAAAACTTTATATTCACCGTCATTATTTGGTGCGCCACTTATTTCTACATCCAAATGATCTAGTGCACCAGTTTCAATAAAGTTACTTAAATCTTTTGCTGGCTGCTCGTAACTAACTGTAATTGCAACTACACAAACGTTTTCTTCTCTATCTACTTTTGGTTTATATTGGTCTATACTTACTGTGCCCAGTACCAGACCCTGCATCTCTTCATAACTGAGACCTTCAAATATATTACTGACTGGATACATCATCACTCTTGGCTTCCTCTGCGTCATCTAAGCCCTCATTATAGGCATCATCAACATCGCTCATATCAATTTCAACACCGTTAACATTAATCTTTTCACTTTTAAATTCATCTACAAAGTGACGTGGCATTGCAATTTTAACTAACCAAACATCTGTTTTAACCTTTTTAGGCTTACGTTCGCCTTTATCATTGGTCTCTAAATCATCAGGTGTTTTAATGTCCATGTTTGTAATATATTTCTCTTTCTGGAAATATACATAACAGCCGTGCTTTGTTAAACGTAGAGCACCCTCTGGGTCAGGCATCATTTTATGTGGATACATCAGTGTAACTTCAATCCAATAACGACTGATGTCAGGACCAGCAACTACTTCTCCTACCATCCAATTTTTATATGCATATAGATGCAGTTGATCTAGTACGCCTTCAAACTCTAGTAGCATATCTAGGGCAGTGTTGCCGTCATAAACACTAGCAATTGTGTCTTTAATTTGTTGTGTATCAATCATATAATTATACCTGGGCTGTTTTATAACAGTATTTATACTTTTTACAGAATTTATGATTTAGTATAATATATCTTGTGTTTTTTGTCAATGTGTTAAATACTATTGAACAATTTGGGCTCGGATCTAGCAAATCAAAAGGAGATCACTAGGTGACTAAGAGAGCTAGAAAAACCAAATCATTCAATAGTTCGGAGCCAATCGTTGACTTCGGGAAATATAAAAAGCGTAATTCAAGGGTAGTAATACTACCAAAAAACCTAACACAGGAGGATTACTTGGCATTACTAGACGATGATACTAAAAACATCGTATTCGCAACTGGACCAGCAGGTACAGGCAAAACTATGCTAGGCGTACTAGCAGCGGTAAGGGCACTCAAAAACGGAGATTGCGAAAAAATAGTGGTGACAAGACCAGCAGTTAGCGTGGATGAACAACACGGCTTTTTACCTGGAACACTAATTGAAAAGATGGCGCCGTGGACACGACCAATATTTGACGTGTTCGAAGATTACTACACTCCAAAAGAAATTACAAGCATGATTGAGGATGGTGTTATTGAAGTAGCACCACTAGCGTATATGCGTGGACGTACTTTTAAAGATGCGTACATCATTGCTGATGAAATGCAAAATGCTACATCCAATCAAATGAAAATGCTGCTAACACGTATTGGTGCTAACAGCCGCATTATTGTAACTGGAGACTTAGCTCAACATGACAGGGGGTATGATAATAATGGGTTAAAAGACTTTATCAG